AACCGCAATGAAAACAAACTAACGGTATGTGGGTGGCTGCCAAAAATTTTATTCTTGGAACGCGCCAATCTATTTATCAAAGGCGTTGATCGTAAGCGGGAAGACGGCAGCGTCTTTAAGACCAAGTCAGACATGTACGAAATTGTAAATTCTGATTTGTTCTACGAAGCCAAAACCTGGGAGAAGTTGTTTGCAAGCATTAAACACTTCGCTGAAAATAGAGAGCATCCAAAATACCAAACCATGAAGCAGTGGCTTGCTGATTATGAAAAGGAAGAGCAATGAAATTTGCAAAAATATTTGAGAGTAAAAAGCTGGGCCAGGTCATCATCATGAAAAAGCAAACCGAGCTTGGCGCGCCCGAGCTTCGATTCTTTTTCCAACCTGAAGGCTTTGGAGTGTGTGAGTTTGCAATTGGTTTTAACGACGATGAAGCAACCGAGTCTAGGTTTGAAGAAGCCTACAAAGAGATGACGCCACAAATTGCCTACGAGATCATTGATGGATACCTAAAGCACATGACAGCACAGGCAGGGGACAAGCATTGATGGACGATCCTCGAGAGCGGCTGATAAGAATCATGGGTACGTTTGATCTGGCAACTGGCCATGCCGACGGCTGGGATGATTTGCTTGATTCGTTGGAGTCAGAGTTGCGTGATGTTCTTGGTCATTACAGGGCTGTTAGAAAAGAATCTGCAAGCTGGCGCAAACGTCAGATCCGGGAGATGGAGGATTGAAATGTCAACAATGTACAGACGAAAAAAAGATAAAGCTGGTCGATGGCCAAAGCTGTTGCTCCAACTGTCGCGCCTGGTTAATCGAATGCGAAGCCAGGCATCTGCTTACTTTGCCATTGCACAAGCGCAGATCAGAGTTATTCGAAAGGTTAAAGCCAAGAGGCTCGGCATCCGTGGAGAAACTAAAGGAAAAAATGAATGAAGTCTTTTACGCCCAGCGAAAGAAGTGACGAACGCAAAATGGCTGACGGAATCCTAGGCGCAGTGCGCGAAGGCGACGGTCACATGTTCACCCCATTTGAAATTGATTGGGCACTTCAGGTCACCGGTGATATTCCTGTTGCAGAAAACGCAATGTTGAGGGAGAATTAGCACAGTTTCTTTTTAATCACAAGGGGATAGCCATGCCAGGTAAAAGCAAAAAGCCACCAAAGCCACCAAAGTATTGAGGTTATGAGTGGCAAGGAGAAAACCATGATCGTAGCAGTCAACGAGTTTGGCTACCGGATAGGCTCCTCCCACCACAACTGCACGGTGTCTGACGAAGTTATCGACAAGATCCGCGATTTACATGAGGATGACGCCATGAGCTACGGCAAGATTGCCAAGCTCTTGAACTTATCAAAAAATTTTGTAGCAAAGGTTTGCCGGTATGAACGAAGGGCACAAACACCAGAGCGGTGGAAAAGAGTAAAACAAAATGGCCACAAAGAAATCTGAACCTAAAAAAATGGGTAGACCGCCCGAGGCGGTACCAGAAGACATTGCCGAAGAGTTGGTCGAATGGATCAGCCAGGGCAAGACTTTGCGCGAGTTTTGCCGGATTGAGGGTAAACCCGCATGGCGTACTATTTACGATTGGCAAGTAAAAGATAAGGAGTTTTCCGCACGGATCGCGCACGCGAGGGAGCTTGGCCATGACGCGATTGCTGAAGAGACTCTCGAGATCATCGACACTTTTCCAATCGAAGTTGTGTCTGACAACGGCAGCCGGCTGGATGCTGGCCATGTGTCCTGGCTCAAGAACCGGGTCGAGCAGCGCATGAAGCTGCTGGCCAAATGGAACCCCAAGAAGTACGGCGAGAAGGTAGGCGTCGAACACAGCGGCACAGTTGCCCTCGATACAGCCATCCTGGAGGCCCGTAAGCGTGTCAACCAGCCCGAGTGATGTTGCCCTAGCCCAAGATATGGGGAGGTTCTTTGACGACGCCCTGGGCTTTGTGATGTATGCATTCGATTGGGGCAACGATCCAACCCTGCAAATGGTTGAGCTACGCGAACCCTGGGCATCAAAGTACAACAGCAAGTATGGCCCAGATGAATGGGCCTGCGAATTTATGGACAGCATTGGCAAGGAAGTGCGCGCCAACGCGTTTGACGGGCAGCAGCCGGTGCCAGCCCAGCGCCACGCCACCAGTTCTGGCCACGGTATCGGTAAGTCGGCCATTACATCCTGGCTCATCCTATGGATTGCATCGACCAGGCCACACAGCAAAGGCGTCGTGACCGCCAACACCAGCGACCAGCTTGGATCTAAAACCTGGGCCGAGCTTGGCAAGTGGAAAAAGAAATGCATTACCGGCCATTGGTTTGAAGTAACCACCGGCAAGGGCGCGATGCGGATCGTTCACAAAGACTTTCCAGAGTCCTGGCGCTGCGATGCACAAACGTGCCGGGAAGAGAACAGCGAAAGCTTTGCGGGTTTGCATGCTGCCAACTCATCACCGTATTACATTTTTGACGAAGCGTCTGCTGTGCCGGACAAGATCTGGGAAGTGGCCGAGGGTGGATTGACTGACGGCGAACCCTTTTGGTTTGTGTTTGGCAACCCGACCAGGAACACCGGCCGGTTCTTTGAGTGCTTCAACAAGTTTAGGCACCGCTGGAACACGCAGCAAATTGACAGCCGGTCGGTGCAGATCACCAACAAAGGCACCATCGATGAGTGGGTAAGTGACTATGGCGAGGACAGTGACTTCGTTCGCGTCCGTGTCAGAGGCATATTTCCACAAGCATCAAGCTTGCAGTTCATCCCCAGGAACCTGGTAGATGACGCTATGGATCGCGTGCCGGAGGTCAGCAGTATGTCTGGTAGGACTGCGGTCGTTGGCGTCGATGTGGCCCGTTTTGGTGACGATCAGAGTGTGATCCGTACCAGGGTGGGGCGCGATGCTGCCACATTCCCGCCTAAACGATACCGCGGCCTGGATCTGATGCAGCTAACCAGCCGGGTTGTTGAGCATGTAAAGCTGCTAAAAACTGCCAGCTATGGCGTGGTCATTTTTGTAGACGGTGGCGGTGTAGGTGGTGGCGTGATTGACCGCCTGCGCCAGCTTAACTATGACGTGATTGAGGTGCAGTTCGGTGGCAAGGCAGATGATCCCAAGAAGTACGCGAACAAGCGGGCAGAGATCTGGGGCCGTATGCGTGATTGGCTAAAGGGTGGCTGCCTGGCTAAAGACGAAGAGTTGGCCACTGACTTGACCTCGGTTGAGTATGGCTTTAGACCTGACGACAGCATCTTGCTCGAGTCCAAAGAAGCAATGAAGCGCCGAGGTATGGCCAGCCCAGATGATGGTGACGCCCTGGCCATGACATTCGCGCAGCCGGTGGCCGAGTTCATGGGCGGTGAAGACATTCCAAAAACTAAAGCAAAGGCCAGAGACTATGATCCGTACGCTCTTGTATGAGGTGCCCGTATTACCACATCCAGCTACTAGATTGCCATCATGCGTGATCAAACAAGTTACTTGCCATGAGTTGGCCGGTGACCCAAAGTTCGCGGGATTGATTGAAGAGTACGCAAACGAGTCAGCTATTGCTGGAATGCCGCGTCCAAACTATCAGTTCGGGATGTACAGATTAATGGAAGTGGCTGGAGATTTTCATCTCATTGCTGCGTATGTTGATGACGTGCTGGTTGGATTCTTGTCTTTAGTGATAAATGTTGTGCCGCATTACGGCAAACGTGTTGCTTCGACCGAGTCTTACTTTGTCACTGAATCACATCGCAAAGGTGGGCCTGGCCTTGACTTGTTGCGTGCAGCCGAATGGATAGCAAAAGCTAACGGGGCTGTTGGTATGTTGGTATGCGCTCCAAAGGGCGGCAAGCTTGCTAGAGTAATGCCCAGGGCCAAATACAAGCACACCAATGAGGTGTTTTTTAAGGGGTTAGCGTAATGAATCTAGTGGTTGCCGGTAACCGAATACCAACAATGTGCAGCGATGCCATTGCTAGAGTTGCTGTGCTTGAAAGCGTTGCCCGTGAGTACCCACAAGAAAGCGTTACGACTCATCACGTTATTCATGGCGGCATGTACGCTCGAACAGTTTCACTTAAAGCCGGAGTTATGATCACCGGCGCATTAATAAAAACACCAACAATGCTGGTAATAAACGGTGATGTCACTGTTTTTGCCGATAACGAATCATTCAGGCTAACGGGCTTTCACGTCATACCGGCAAGTGCAAACCGCAAGCAAGCATTCATTGCTCACGCAGATACTGCAATGACAATGATATTTGTTTCGGATGCAACAACGGTGGCGCAAGCAGAGAATGAATTCACTGACGAGGCTGATTCACTTATGTCTCGCAATGAAGAAGCCAAAAACTTTATCATCATCACAGGAGAATGACATGACAGGAATAACGACAGCAACAGCAATGACGATTATGGCCGCAACAGCCGTGGCTGCTACTGGCTACAGCATTTATGCTGGAGAGAAAGCCGCGGGCAAACAAGCTGATGCATTGAATCAACAGCGTTCAGCCCAGGCTGATGCAAAGGATGCAGCAGTTAAGCAACAAGCAACGGCCGAATCAAACGTCAATCGAGCTAATGCAAAGACGCCAGATTCTGGGGCTATCTTGAGCGCTGCTGGACAGGCTGCTAAAGGTGGCCCTGCTGGCACTATGCTGACAGGCCCAATGGGCATTAACACGGCTGACCTTAACCTGGGTAAATCCACATTGTTAGGCGGTTAATATGAGTGACTTCACCAGCGACGCACAGTCGCATCCAAATGCTCCTACGCGTGACAAATTGTTCACGCGCTGGGGCGCTTTAAAATCGGAACGTGCAACCTGGTGGGCGCATTGGCAAGAAATATCCACCTATCTATTGCCACGCAGCGGACGCTTCTATGTGACCGACCGAGACAAAGGATGGCGCAGGCACAACACCATCTATGACAACACAGGCACGCGCGCATTGCGTGTACTTGGCGCTGGCATGATGGCCGGGGCAACCTCGCCTGCCCGTCCTTGGTTTCGATTGGGCACAGCAGACACGGAGTTAAACAGCTACCAACCAGTAAAAATTTGGCTGGCTGACGTGACTACTCGCATGCAGATGGTTTTCCAGCGCAGCAATACCTACCGCACGCTGCACCAGATGTACGAAGAGCTTGGTGCCTTTGGTACTGCGGCATCTATTGTGCTGCCAGACTATCAAAACGTCATTCATCACTACCCAGTGACTATTGGCGAGTTTGCTATTGCACAGGATTACCAGGGTCATGTCTGCACGATCTACCGCGAGTTTGAAAAGACTGTTGGCGAGATCGTAAAGGAATACGGGTACAACAAGTGTTCAACGACCGTTCGCAACATGTACGACCGTGGTTCACTTGATCAGTGGATCCGACTGATCCAGGCTATCGAGCCACGCGCTGATCGTGACACCCGTAAAAAGGATGCATTGAACATGGCCTGGGGCAGCTATACCTTTGAGGTTGGCGGCAACCCTAAAGATTTTCTGCGCGAGTCTGGATATAAAGACTTCCCTGCATTGGTGCCACGTTGGGCCACAGCAGGCGGTGACATCTATGGCAATAGCCCTGGCATGGAATGCTTGGGTGACGTGAAGCAGTTGCAGCATGAGCAGCTTCGCAAGGCCCAGGTCATCGACTACCAGACAAAGCCACCATTGCAAGTGCCTACAGCAATGAAGAACCGCGATGTTGAGTCGCTGCCTGGTGGTATATCGTTTTATGACGGACAGACCGCGGGCATCAAGACAGCATTCGAGGTCAACCTGAACTTGCAACACTTGCTTGGTGACATCCAAGACGTGCGCGAACGTATTCGTGGCGGCTTCTATGCTGACTTGTTCTTGATGTTGGCCAACGCAACCGACACTCGCATGACGGCAACCGAAGTGGCCGAGCGCCATGAAGAGAAGCTGTTGATGCTTGGGCCGGTGATGGAGCGCTTGCACAACGAGTTGCTTGATCCACTGATCGACATGACATTCCAACGCATGCTGGAGGCCGGCGCTATACCGCCACCACCACAGGAGTTGCAAGGCATGGAGTTAAGTGTTGAGTTTGTATCAATGCTTGCCCAGGCTCAACGTGCTATTGGCACCAACAGCGTTGATCGCTATGTGGCCAACCTTGGATCTGTGGCCACCTTCAAGCCTGAAGTCCTAGATAAGTTTGATGCTGACAAATGGGCTGATGCATATGCCGACATGCTTGGCGTTGACCCTAACCTTATTGTTGGCACTGACCAGGTGGCAGTTGTACGTCAGGCTCGAGCCAAGATGGACGCACAGCGCGCCCAGATGGAGCAAGTCAAACAGATGTCTGAAGTTGGTAAGAACCTTGGAACAGTGCAAACTGGTGCCGGTACAAATGCAGGCATGGACATCATGAATCAATTTAGTGGCTATGGATCCCCATCGCCATCACAAGTTTAAGGAGAAATTAAATGGCAACAGCAAATAAGGGCACATTGCTTTACGGCAATATGAGTGGTGACAATACCGACGCAAAAGGCGCAACGCAGTTTATTGAAAAACTGTTGGTGGCTGTGGACACAATTCACAAAGCTCATTTAATGGTTACCGGCCCTGGAAGCTATGCTGCTCATGAAGCCCTTGGCGATACATACAGCGCCCTGGAAGACGGCCTTGACGCCCTTGCAGAAAGCTACATGGGGTGCCAGTACGTTGGCCTTGAGTTTGCCGGCGTTGACGTCAGCACTTATGGCGCAGAAGTCCGCAAGATCTACGACTACGTTGAAGCTAATCGGGCAATGATGGGCACAGAATCTCACCTTCAAAACAAGGTGGATGAAATTCTTGAAGGTCTATCACGCTCATTGTTTAAACTAGATCGCTTGGCATAAAAAGAAAATAATGGCACGCCAAAAGTATCAGGGCGCTCCCTGGCTGTATGACGATACGACCGGCGACATTGTCGGCGTCAAAGATCCTGACGGGTCAGAGTTCTATTTTCAGCGCACACCGCGTGTTGGTCTTTTCCATGACAACACAACGCAAGTGGCCGCACTGCCAAATACAGCTTATGCAATGACACTTGGTGAAACTGATTTGTCTCGCGGCATATCTATTGTTGATAGTTCCAAGATCACAGTTAATCGTGCTGGAATTTACAACATCCAGTTTTCAACCCAATTGGATAGGACAAATGCAGGCAATGATATTGTGGATATATGGTTTAGAAAGAACGGCGTAGATCTTTCTGATTCAAACACCAAAGTCACAATTAGCGGCAATGCAAATGCGTCAAAAATAGTGGCGGCATGGAACTTCTTTGGTCAAGCTAGCGCTGGGGACTACTTTCAAGTCATGTGGAATACGCCTGATGTCCGTGTTCGGCTTCATTACGAAGCCGCAGGAACTAGCCCAACCAGGCCGATAACTCCATCCGTAATCGTCACGGTGAATGAAGTGGCAGAATGATGGTGCCCGTATCCACATGTGCTTTAGATAGATTGGCGTCATGAGTAATTACGATCCTCTAGATCTTCGCAGTCAGGAAAAGACCGAGGCTGACAAAAAGCTTCGCGAAAAACTTGTACGCGAGAATGAAGAGGTAGATCTCAAATGGCTCATGAGCAACAAGCGGGGTCGTCGGATTATCTGGCGTCTTCTGGATCAGGCGGGTGTGTTCCGGCTGTCGTTCAATACCAACGCGATGTCTATGGCATTCGCTGAAGGTAATCGGAACTTCGGCAATCGCACGCTTTCACTGATTCACACGCATTGCTCGGAGCTTTACCCGCAAATGGTTAAGGAGAATTCAAATGGAAACGCAGATGACTGATACAGCCTCAACAACCAACGACGGCGCTCAAACATCGCAACACTCCAATGGGAGCCAAGTGACGGCAGACGCTCTCTATGGAGGTCAGCAGCAAGCATCAGAAGGACAAGATCAGCAAGTCGCGGAGCCGGCCAATACTGATAATTCTGAAGGCAACACAGAAGGTGACCCGGCTGAAAAGCCACAAGGCGCACCTGAAAAGTACGAATTCACTCCCCCTGAAGGGAAAGAATTCGACGCCGAAATGATTGGAAACTTTTCGGAAGTTGCTAAAGAGTTGAACTTGACTCAAGATGCCGCGCAAAAACTGGTGGAGTCGATGGGGCCGAAAATAGCGGAACGTCAACTTGCCCAGGTGGAGGCCATTCGTAATGAGTGGGCGCAACAATCACAAACGGACAAAGAATTCGGTGGCGATAAGCTTAACGAAAACATGGCCGTTGCGAAGAAAGCGCTTGATTCATTCGGCACGCCCGAACTGCGTACGTTGCTTGTACAGTCTGGTCTAGGCAATAATCCCGAAGTAATTCGGTTTATGTTCAGAGCAGGCAAGGCAATTAGTGAGGATACTTTTGTAGGAAATTCACCTGGCGCTGGCGGGAAGCCTTCAGGGCCACAAGATTTCAACGCGAAAGCAGCCGCACTCTACTCTAATCAGCAATCTTAATAGGAGCTAAATCATGGCAACTCTTGCAACCTCTAACCTTACCCTGGCCGATTGGGCCAAACGAACTGATCCAGATGGTCGTATTCCAATCATCGCGGAACTACTTTCTCAATCTAACGAAATCCTCGAAGACTGCGTATTCAAAGAAGGCAACTTGCCTACTGGCGAACGCGTTGTTATTCGTACTGGTCTGCCTGGCGTCTACTGGCGTGCATTGAACCAAGGTATTCCATCAACCAAATCAACAACTGCACAAGTTGATGAAGCGGCTGGTATCTTGGAAGCGCGTTCTGAAGTCGATAAAGACTTGGCGATGTTGAACGGTAACACCGCTCAATTCCGCTTGTCTGAAGACAGCGCATTCTTGGAAGCAATGAACCAGACTCAAGCCACGACTATGTTCTACGGCAACCCTGGTACAGATCCAAAGCAATACCTCGGCTTGGCTCCACGCTATTCGAGCTTGTCTGCTACCAACGCACAAAACATTTTGAGCGCCGGTGGTTCTGGTTCTGACAATACCTCTGTGTACCTCGTAGTTTGGGGCGACAACACTGTGTATTGCCATTTCCCTAAAGGCTCTAAAGCTGGTTTGATCCATGAAGACTTGGGTGAGCAAACCGTGTACAACAGCGACGGTACCCGTCTGCAAGCGTACGCAACTCGCTACCAGTGGAAGAATGGTTTGGTCGTTAAAGATTGGCGCTACGTTGTTCGCATCTGCAACATCGACGTGTCAGACTTGATCGCTCAAGCAAATACTCAAACTGCTGCTGCCGCGACTAACATCGTTAAGCTGATGGCACGTTCTTTGTATCGTATTCCTAATATGGCAATGGGCCGTGCAGCGTTCTACATGAACCGTACTGTGCATTCTGGCTTGAGCATCGCTGCTCTGGACAAATCACAATATGTTCTGAAGATCAATGAAGGCTTGAGCCAATTCGGCGTACCTTATAGCTGGTTGTCATTCTTGGGCGTTCCGCTTCGTCGCGTTGATTCGCTTATCAATGCTGAAGCTGTAGTGTCCTAATCAACCCATTAACTAAAAGGAACAAATCATGATTACCGATAAATTACTACGCGTATCGACAGATCAGGCATTGACTACCACTGCCGTGTCTACAGATACTGTTGACTTGAATGTTGCCCGCGACATGGGCGAAGGTAGCGATCTCTATATGAACTTTGCAGTGACCACAGCTTTGGCTGGCGGCACCTCTGTTAAGTTTGAAGTGATTGGCGCTACCAACGCAGCACTGTCATCTGGTGTTGTTGTTCTTGGCTCTTCTGATGCAGTCGTTACGGCTGACTTGGTTGCAGGCAAGAACGTCGCTGTCCTCATCAACCCGCAAATTGCATCTACTGGCCAACGCTACTTGGGCGCACGTTACACAATCGTAGGAACATTTACCGCTGGTAATGTGCTTGCTGATGTAGTGATGGACATCCAAGACGGCAAGAAGTTTTACGCTTCTGGCTTTACTGTGGTTTAACAGGAGAGATAACACATGGCACAAGTTCGCGCAAAAACACTCTGTTTCGTTGACAATGGCATGCGTCAAGCAGGCGATGTCTTCGAATATGATGGCCCCAAAAATACAAACTTGGAATTCCTTAAAGGCGCTCCGGTTCAGACTGATGAGGTCGAGCAAGATGCGGCTGAAGGTTCCACTAAAAAGTGGTCGCCCAAAGCCAAGCGTGCAAGCGCGGAATAAGGCTCTGTGTAATCCGACTTGTCGGGTACTGTAGTCATAGGGGCCGCTGGGAAACCACGGCCCCTTTTTCTCATATAGGAGGCCACGATGGCATCAGAAGTCGATATTTGTAACTTGGCGCTTGGACATCTAGGCGACAACGCCACCGTGTCAAGCATTTCACCGCCTGAAGGTTCTGCACAATCAGAACATTGTGCGCGGTTCTATCCTATTGCTAGGGACGCTCTGCTTGAAATGCATAACTGGAACTTCAGTATGCGCCGCGTTAACCTGGCTGAAATTGCAAACAATTGGCCAGAGTGGAAGTATTCATACGTCTTGCCTGGTGACTCAATCAACATCATTGCAGTAATGCCGCCGCAAGCAAACGACGATTATGCAAGCCGCTTTGTACCTACTGACACACCAGATTTTGCTCACAACTACAGCCCTGTAATTGCTGCCGGTCGTTATTCTCCGCAACCTTTTAGCGTTGAGATTGCGTCTGATGGAAATCACGTTCTTTATACAAACCAGGAAGAGGCGATGTTGCGTTACACATGCTATGTGACCGACACCACTTCATTTAGCCCTTTGTTTGTAATGACACTATCGTGGCAGCTTGCTGCGATGCTTGCTGGCCCAGTTATTAAAGGTGATGCTGGCTCGGCAGAAGCAAAGCGCTGTACGCAAATGGCTATGGGTTACATGTCGCAAGCAAAAGTTTCAGACTCAAACCAACGTCGAAATAACATTGAACACATTGTGCCCTGGTCGGCCGGGAGATAAGCATGGCAAATACACGCAGCTACACCCGAGCATTCTCTGGTGGCGTGATGTCGCCGGAGATGTTCGGCCGCATTGACGACGTTAAATTCCAGACCGGAGCCGCAAAGCTTCGCAACTTTATTTCAATGCCACAAGGCCCGGCAGAGAACCGCCCAGGCTTTTCATACGTTACGCAAGTCAAGGACAGCACCAAGCGCACGCGTTTGATTCCCTTTACATACTCGACTACCCAGACAATGGTGATCGAGCTTGGAACGGGCTATGTGCGGTTTCACACACAAGGCGCAACCTTGCTTGCTGGATCACCGGCTGCATGGAGCAACGCAACAGCTTACGTTGTTGGTGGACTTGTCTCGCGCCTAGGGGTTAACTACTACTGCATCTTGGGCCACACAAACCAACAGCCACCTAACGCAACGTATTGGTACGCACTACCATCAACCGCATACGAAATTCCAACGCCATACGCTGAAGCTGATTTGTTTGACATTCACTATGTGCAGTCGGCAGACGTTTTGACATTGGTGCATCCAAACTATGCGCCGCGTGAACTTCGCCGGCAGGGTGCAACAAACTGGGTGCTTTCAACAATTAACTTTGCGTCTTCAGTGTCCTCGCCAACCGGCGTAAGCTCAACTAGATACATCCCGGCATCGGCCGCGGTTAACGCTGACACCTATAACAACATGGTGTATGTAGTAACTGCTGTGGCTGCGGATGGCGTAAGCGTGTCTGCTGCATCTTCTAGCACAACCATAGCAAACAATATTTATATAACAGGCGCTTA